GCGAATACAGATGTAACATTCATATCAGCTACGGCTGGTGTTTATGGTAATGCAACTCATGTACCAGTTATTACTTTGGCTGCAAATGGTCGTGTATCTAGTATTGTTAATACTGCTATTTCGGGTGCTGGTGGTGGTGGCAATTCTTTTGGTGTTATATACACATCAAATAACTCTACATATGCAAATGCTTCAGTATCAACGGACCAACTGAATTTTGTTGGCGAAGCTGGCGTAATTGCGTTTGCAAATTCACTTACAAAAACAATTACAATTGCAGGAACTCCTGGCGCACAAGGTTTAACTGTTGATTATGGTTTTGTTAGTGAGGCATTAAATTATAGCATTGATTACGGGACACTATAAATAGAACTATGGCTACTCAAATACAATTAAGACGAGGTAATACTGCACAGACATCCATTTTTACGGGTGCGATTGCTGAAGTTACCGTAGATACCGATAAAAAGACGCTGGTTATCCATGATGGGTCAACCGCTGGCGGTATACCCTTATCTAAAGAATCTACTACCTCAACAATTTTTAATCACGCAAATGGCGCCTTTGATAAGGCTAATTCTGCTAATGTTTTAGCACAGGCAGGATATAATCAAGCCAATACTGCTACAACATCAGCTCAAGCTGCATTTGACAAAGCTAATCAAACTGCACAGTTAGCATTTACTACCGTTTCTGCCAACGGAACAAGTTTAGTTGCTGACGCGAATAATGATACACTTACAATCACTTCTGCTGTTGCCAATGGCGTATTTGTATCTGGCAATTCTAGCACAGACGCATTAGATATTGGTTTAATAGATTCTGGAGTAACTGCAAGTGGTTATGGTGATAGTATTTCTGTTCCAACTTTTGTGGTTGATGCTAAAGGTCGCTTAACATCAGCATCAAATACAAGCATCCGTTCAGGTACAACAGCACAAACTGGCATTGTTCAATTAGAAGATTCGGTTATATCCACTTCAACAAGTAATGCAGCCACACCATCTTCAGTTAAAACGGCTTATGATTTAGCGAATACTGCTAATATCAATGCCGTAAATGCTGGCACATATGCAAACGCAGCTTTTGACAAGGCCAATTCGGCCAATGTTCTTGCACAGTCTGGATATAATCAAGCAAATACAGCTACATCAACAGCAGGTCTAGCATACACTCACGCTAACGGTGCTTTTGATAAGGCTAATACTGCTACAACAACAGTAGGTCTATCATATGACCATGCGAATGGCGCTTTCAACCAAGCAAATACTGCCACGACAACCGCTGGTTTAGCATACACTCACGCAAATGGTGCGTTTGACAAGGCCAATTCGGCCAATGTTTTAGCACAATCTGGATATAACCAAGCCAATACTGCAACCACAACCGCTGGTTTAGCATATACCCATGCAAATGGTGCGTTTGATAAAGCCAATACGGCAACCACAACCGCTGATGCAGCTTTTGCTAAGGCTAATTCTGCCAATGTAATAGCACAGTCTGCATTTGATAATTCAAATACAAAATTTAATTCTTCTGGTGGTACAATATCAGGTGATACAACTGTCACTGGTAATTTAACTATTGTTGGTCAAACAATATATGCAAATACAACAACTGCATTAATTGCTGATAATATCATTACACTTAATGCGGCTATTGGCCAAGCATCTGCACCAACAGTAAATGCTGGTATAGAAGTTGACCGTGGTTCTTCCGCAAATGTGTTATTGCAATGGAATGAAACAACTGATAAGTGGCAATTTACAAATGATGGTTCAACTTACTATGATATTGCTGATGCGGCTCGTTTAGATTCATCATTCACTCACGCTAATGGTGCCTTTGATAAGGCAAATACAGCAACAACAACAGCTGGCTTAGCATATACACACGCCAATGGTGCCTTTGATAAGGCAAATACAGCAACAACTACCGCAGATTCAGCTTACACTCACGCTAATGGTGCATTTAATACTGCTAACTCTGCTACAACAACCGCACAAAACGCATATAATTTAGCAAACGGAACAGCGATTGTCGCAAACACAGATTTCACAACAATATCAGCAACAGCGGGTGTTTATGGTAATGCTTCACATGTTCCAGTAACAACTCTTACAGCTAATGGTCGTGTTAGTTCAATCACTAATACAGCAATTGCAATAGATACAACCGCAATTACTTCTGGCACATTAGATGATGCAAGATTACCAACCAAAGTGTCGGTAGGAACTTTTGGAAATTCATCAACAGCTATAACTCTTACTGTTGATGCACAAGGTCGTATTACTGCAATAAGTCAATCAGCGATAACTTTCACCGAATCTGATCCAAATGCTTTAGCGTTTGCGATTGCTTTAGGATAAAATATGGCAAAACCAGCAACCAGAGCTCAGTTTAAAGATTACTGCTTACGAAGATTGGGTCACCCTGTCATTGAAATAAATATAGATGATGACCAATTAGAAGACCGTATAGATGATGCTCTTCAATTCTTCCATGACTATCACTTTGATGGTTGTGAAAAGATTTACATGAAGCATCAATTCACACAAGAAGATATTGATAGACGCTGGATTTATGCGCCAGATGCTGTCATATTTGTTCACTCTGTTTTACCATTTGATGATTCTAATTCATCTGTAAATATGTTTGACTTGCGTTATCAATTACGCTTACATGACCTATATGATTTCACGTCTGTATCTTATGTGTCGTATGAAATCACTATGCAACATATTCGCACATTAAATTTATTATTCTCTGGTACACCACAATTTAGATTTAATCGTCATCAAAATAAATTGATGCTTGATATTGACTGGTCAAGAGATGCACAAGTTGGTAAGTATGTTATTATTGAATGTTATCGTAAGTTAGAGCCAGATACAATCACTTTAACTGGCACAGTATCAGGTAACACATCATCTAATACGCTTGTTGGCACATCTACCATATTTGACCAAGAAATTATTGAGAATGATTTTATTACGCTGAGTAATGGCGTAGAAGTTCAAGTTCGCAAAATTAATTCGCCAACAGAGATTCTAATTGCAGCCAACACATTAAGTGCTAATGCAACTGCTAACACAATGACTAAAGAAGGTTATTCAGATGTTTGGGACGATAGGTTTCTAAAACAATATACAACAGCTAAAATTAAGTATCAATGGGGTTCTAATTTAAGTAAGTTTGCTGGTATTCAGCTACCTGGTGGGGTGACGCTTGACGGTCCAAGAATTATGGAAGAAGCACAAAGAGAAATTGACAAGATAGAAGAAGAAATGCAATCTTACAATATCTTGCCTAGTGAAATGTTTATGGGTTAGTGATGAATGCCTACCAATCTTTATTTCAATAATTTCCCAAGGAACATAACTTCAGAGCAGTTGCTCGTTGAAGATTTGGTCATTGAATCACTCAAGATTCATGGCATGGATGTTTATTATCTTCCAAGAAGTAGCCGTGATAGTGTAGATTATATTTTTGGTGAAGACACACTTAAACAATATGTAGCGGCTTATCCACTTGAAATGTATTTAGAAAATGTTACTGGTATGGAAGGCGAAGGCGATTTCATATCTAAATTTGGTTTAGAAATTCGTGATGAAGTTCAACTACTTGTTTCTCGCCGTAGATTTGCAGCTACTGTTCCACAAATAAGACCAAATGAAGGTGATTTAATTTATGTTCCTTTGGTGCAAAACTTCTTTGAAATTACTTTTGTAGAACATGAAAATGACCAGGCTATGTTTTATACATTAGGTCGTGGTCGTGGTGGTAATGTTTATGTTTATGGTCTCAAACTTAAACAATTTGTATTCTCTAATGAGATTATTGAAACAGGTATTACCGAAATTGATGAACAAATCCGTGATGAATACCCAAGAACAAAAATTACAATTAGCGCTGGTTCAGGCACATATCTTAATGATGAGTTTGTTTATGTTGGTTCTAATTTATCTGTAGCAACAGCACAAGCTCTTGTTTACGATTTTGTTCCAAATACATACCTTGAAGTGTATAGAACAATCGGTACATTCGGTTCAGGCACATTAAAGGGTAATACAAGTAATGCTCAATGGACAATTAGTACCGTTGATACAATGACAGTAATGAATACTGCCTTTGAAGATATACAAGATAATGCTCGCATTGAAGCTGAAAGTGATGGCATTATTGATTGGACAGAAACAAATCCGTTTGGTGGTGATTAATGTTAGGTAATGCTCAATTTTATAATAGAACAATACGAAAAGTCGTAGTGGCTTTTGGCACTCTTTTTAACGATATTACCTTACAAAGGTATACTTTAGATGGAGCAACTAAAAAAGAAGTATTCAGAGTTCCTTTATCCTATGGATCCAAAGAGAAATATTTAACTCGTATTACTTCAGACCCTAATCTAACTAAATCTGTCGCCACGGTCGTTCCTCGTATATCCTTTGAGTTGACTGGAATGAGTTATGATACCTCTCGCAAGCAAGTATCAACTTTACAAAACTTCTCAGCAAATACGGCAACGGGCATTAAGACACAATATTCGCCTATTCCCTATAATTTTGATTTTTCAATGTCAATTTATGTAAGAAACACCGAAGACGGTACACAAATACTTGAACAAATATTACCATTTTTTACTCCTGATTTCAATGTTACTGTAGATTTTGTTCCATCTATGGACCAAAAATATGATATGCCCGTGTTATTAACTTCTGTGGCAAATGAAGTTGATTATGAGGGTGATATGTTGTCAACGCGTTTAATTATATGGAACCTAGAATTTACAGCTAAAAGTTATATTTGGCCTCCAGTTAAATCTGGCAAGATTATTCGTCAAGCTAACACAAGTATTTACATTGATACTCAATCAAGAACTTCACAAAAAGTATTTGTTGATAAAGCAAACGGGTCTGGTTATTTTGCTGATGAGGAAACTATTTTCGTAACAGCCAGAGATATATCTGGTGATGTATCTTATTTTAGCAATTCAAACACCGGTATTTTGGTAATAAGTAACCTAAATAAACTACTTCAAGCGAATGATGTTGTAGTTGGTGCAACAAGTAATGCTTCTTATACAGTTACTAGGGTTGATACAAACCCATTAAGAGCGGTTTTAATTATTACCACACCCGATCCAATTACAGCGAATGTTGATGATGAATTTGGTTTCTCTGAAACAATTTCTGAATGGCCTAATACATAATGTCTAAATTAAATAACAAATTATCCGAAGCATTAAATACTGAACCGGTAGAAATTAATCCCGTGGTTGAAGTATTATCAACTGAAATTGTTACTACAAATGTTGTTGAAGAAGATGCTAATTTTGCTCGTAGTAATATTAGAGAGTTAATTACTAAAGGCAATCAAGCTATGGATCAACTATTAGCTGTGGCTAAAGAATCAGAACATCCTCGGGCCTATGAAGTAGCTGCAACTTTAATTAAAAGTTTGGCAGATATGAATAAAGATTTGTTGGATTTGCAAAAGAAACGCAAAGATTTAATACCTAATGCAGATGGTTTTGCAGGAAACGCAAAAAATCTAAATGTAGATAAGGCTATTTTTGTTGGATCTACAAACGAATTAGTTAAGTTTTTAAAGAA